GAGCAAGTTGAATGATTCTTCACTTGCATACACCAAATCAACCTTATCAGTACCCCTAACCAGCTTCAAAGCCACCTTATTCATGGCGCGTTGAATTGTTGCCGCTGTACAAGGCGCTGTGGTTGCACTAGTGCCGGTTTCGTACCAATGCCGCCAGAACGCCCAAGTATTGCGAGAGATACCGCCATAAGTGCCGGAGTTAACTCGTGAGCCTGCCGTACCTGTTGGCAACATATCCGCCAAACCAGCCAAGTTTTTACCACTGTTGCCAGATTCCAAGCCATGCAGGTCTAAGTCGATCTTGTTAGCTAATCGCGCCTCTGCAATTTCAACACGAGTTGCCAGCAAATCAATCATCTGCTCTTTGCCGCTATTCGCCAGCAATTCAGGCCCGGAAATAGTCACACTTGAGGCGTAATGCTTGACGTTAAACGCTGCGGCACTGATCGGAGAATCAGGGCTGATATTCAGCGTTTCATAACCGGCATAGCTTGATGCTGTGTTGGTTGTTGAATCGTCATAGAACAATTCTTGCAGCACTTGAGAGCCGCCTGAAATGGTCTTTACATTGCCACGTTTTTTAAGACGGTTCAGCAATGCGTTGTTGTTGGTTAAGTTATCCGTTGCTGAACGCGAACGGTTTTCAATCGTGGTTGCGATAATGTCACTAATCGCGCTATTGGCCCATGCCATAAATAAACCCCTATAAACCTAGCTGTTCCATCGCTAAACGGACAGCTTCTTGAGTATTTGCGGGAGTTTGTGCGTGTGAAATTCCCGAAGGAGAGCCACCGCGAACACTAACTGCCGCCGCCTTTGCTGCTTGTGCAGCTTGGTTAGCTTTCAGGGAGTCTTGTTTTTTCAGTTCTTCAAGCTGTTTAGCTTGGTACTGTTGAAAAACACCATCATCTAGCCTGATTGCTTTCGCGTAAGCTTCATCAAGTGTGGTTGCCAACCCTTTGTCTAGTAGGTCAGCCATAACCGGCTTTAACTGATCGAAAAACTCACGCGATTGACCAAACTCGGAAATCATTTCGCGGGCTTGGTCAACCTCGGCACTCTGTCGAGAGGCTTGGGCCTGCTCCAAATAGGAGCGATATTGCATGTTTTCGTTTTGCAACTGCTGTAATTTAGGGTCGTACTGGGTTTGCGTGAGCATTCCCAAATCAACACCGTAATCTTGCATAATTGCATGGGCAGCATTCAATTTAACCCGTGGGTCATTGCTGCGTAGCTGCCGTTCTGCTGTGACCAATCGTGTTAAAAACTGGTCTGGTGTAATGTTATATTGTTGCAAATATTGTACATCAGGAGCCAATATTTTGCCGACATTTTGAGCAAAGTTTGCCGCTTGCTTGTAACCTTCAATGCCCTTGTGAAACTTTTCTTCTCGTGCGTCAATAATCTTTTGAACGTCAACAGGTAGCTTGCCCAGTACCTCGCGGGCTTGATTGTCGTAGCCGTTCAGCTTGGCTTTGTATTCCGGCTCTGCTGGTGGTTCTTCCTTGGTTTCCGGTTCTTCAACTTTTTCCGGTTCCTTGTCGGCTTCATCAAGCTGTTTAGCTATCGTTTCTTTAATATCAACCGGCTGTTCTTGCTGGATGACTTCTTCCTGAGTCGTCAGGTTTTCATCTTCTATTGTCATAAGTATCTGGCCCCTTCACCAGTGGTTAAACTCTTGCTGCTTCAAGTCTCTGTGATAAGTCTTGCCGCAAATTTTCCTGATCTTTCTTGCTCTTTTCAGGCTTCTTAGGCGTTAGCTTTTCATTGCCTACTTCAATACAGCCGTTAGCTTTTAAATGTCGCCTGTGTTCACCTCTGTCTGTAATCATGCGCCCGTCAATCATTGACCGATAAGGCTTGAACTCTTGAGGCACAAACGGCATACATACCTGGCGTTGCATCGGCTCATCACAACACAATGGCAAGTCATCCATGCTGGCTATGCGCCTGAATATCTCCATTTCATTACCGCATTTTTTACATTTCACATCCCAAACGGGCATCATTCACCCGCTGAAAGATTCAAAAAGTCGCCAACCTTTTCGCATTGCGTCCAGTCTGTGTTGACTAAAGCACTCGGCGATTCTTCCATTGAAATTGCGAAATCATCCAGCCCGACACCTTCTAAATATGCAGAGGTGAAAAGCTTCAAAACCTGCTCTGATAGGTCGCTTGGTACGTCATGCCAGCCATCACCCTGTCTTTTACCAAGGTAAACACTGTCACCCGTGGGCATGTGCGTTAAATACATGCGATTGTTGGCCATTATTCGATAACTCCTACGTTAGCTTGTGCTTGCTGCGCTGATTTTTCGGCTATTGCAAGCTTTGTTGATTCCTGTAACTCAACTTTCCACTTTTCCAACAATAGCTTTTGTCCTTCTATTTGTGCGTTGGCCTGGATACGCATTTGCTCCATTGCTTGCTCATGCTGTAGCTTCATCTGCTCAATAGCTTGATTCTGCTGTAGCTCCATTTGCTTGGCTTGAACATCTGCTTCGGCTTGTTGCTGCTCTGGGCTTGGGCCTTGTGGCTGTTGTGGCTGTTTCATTTGCTCGATAGCTTGCTCAAATGAACCTTCAAGCTGTTGACCAACCTTAAAACCACGGATACCGAACAGCATCATTTCGCCCAACAATGGCGCAAGGCTTGGGGCTTGCATTGCTGCTTGTACTGATTTCTCGATAAAGCCTGATGCTGCTGTCAAAAACTCGATACGGTCTTGTTTTTCTTGCTGCTGGTCTAGCTCGACCAGTGAGTCGCTTTCAATATCAATTGTGAAATTGCGCAACGGCTCATTTTTAAGCAGCATGATTGCCTGTTCAGCAAATTGAGCGTCATCAGTGCTTAAAACGCCGGATGCTTGTATCAGTGTTTGAGGCTGATACTTGCTGCACATGATTTCCGCTTTAATGCGTATCAAATCACGCGCAAACCGTGCCACATCGTTTTTCATTTCAGATAGACGAATGGACGCAAACTGGCTTTTGATCTGTTGAGCTGTTGCGGTTTCGCTGGCTATTGATGCTCCGCGAACAATGTCACTTAGCCCAGTGATTTCATAAATAATTTGCTTGCATGATTCACGGTTGACGTACAGCTCTTGCAATGCTGCAATAATGTCGCCTAGCGGCATGAAATCCACAGCACCTTTCAATCCGCCTTTTTCAGCAAATGCGGGCCAGTTGGTCACAGGTATCATTTCTGAATCGCGCCCTTCTTTGAGTAGACGCTGCAAAGCTGGCTCATCAGCCGCATAGATACCCATCACTTTGAGTGACTTGGTTAATATGCGTATTCTGTTGGTGATTTCATCAAGCTCTTTTGCTTGGTCTTGATACAGTGCGTAATCTGGTACGGGTATCAGGCTGTCAGTTGTCAGCGTGGCATAGAGTGGCTTAGGACATGGGAAGAACGCTTCCAGCTCTAACGGGTCGGGTCGCTCATCCAGCAATTGATCGTAGCCTGTGCACAACCAATACACCGCTTTTGAAGGCTTGCACCAGATTTCCCACACTTCGGCTTTAGCTAGTGCATTGCGCTCTGCCTCTGTTTTGTTTTCGTCTTTCGGCTGGTTTGTCAGTGGCACTTGCGCGAACTGCTTGCCGAAGCGTTCTACTACTTCTTCACGAGATAGATAGACTTTACGTGCTACCCATGTAACTTCTTCCCATGTCCTGACTGGATCATGGGCGAAATCTTTCCAGCTTACATAATCAACGGGAGTGGTTTCGTTGGTGATTGACTCTAACGGCTCGCCAACCTCTACATCTTCATAGATGCTTGGCTCTTGCTCGATAGTTTCGATGGTCGGCTCATAGCGCACCCAGGCCACACCACGACCAGGAAGCAACCTGTCATCTACAACATTTGATAGCCCTGTGTAGTAATCATTATATTGAGTGATTTCGTAGGATAACGCACGTTCAAGGATTTGAACGGCTGTCCTGGCTACAGGGTCTTTATCATTGAACCGTCTTGAAACTTCGGGCTTTGGAACTTTGGCAAATATCGCAGGCTTGAGCGTCTTGAAATTAGACCAAAGAACGTTGAAATGCGCCTCGCCGTTCTCGCTGTCTTTGCGATCATCACGAAAACGCTTAACTATCTCAGTGCCGCGCCGCTCGAACTTCTCACGGTAATCGTCTTTATATCGCTTTAGTTCGTCGGCCCAGTGTTGAGCCGACTTACTTTGTTCATCTGCCATTTTGCCGCCGTCGTTAAATCTTGTCGGGTACGGTGCCACTTGACACCGGGTACTATTATACTATATGTAATGATATAACATATCAAACACGTTTAAACTTTTTGGGCGTGGATTCCCATAGCTCATTTAGTGATTGTTGATCCCAGAATTTAGGCTGGAACTTTTCCTCTGCCGTTGGTTGATGCTCTTTTAACACCTGGCAACCATAGGCAAAAGCGTCACCCGGATGACTAGCCCAGTTATGCTTTGGCTCTTTGCTGAATATCCCATCATCTTCGTTATACTCAAACTCCCAAGCCCTTAGACCATCAAGCCCAGCCTCGCATTCACTTTTATTGAACGCACACTGTTTTATAAACGTCCTGGCCGCCTCTATCTGATCTCCCTTTCTAGCCATTGGCACTATTCCGACTTTACCCATGCCAAATGCTGCCTGGAAGCGTTGTTGGCTTGTGTGTTTGCTTTGGAATGTCTTGTGTCTAGCGTCGTGTGGCAACCATATCTTGCCCAGTGTTGCGCCTAGTTCTTTGATGTTTTGCTGTATCCGTGGAATCCAGTCATCAGCATCGAGGCCATGATCGGCATCATATCGAACCACGTTAGCCCCACCCAGCACAGGCTGCCAATACCAGAACCCCGCCGTATCCCTAAAGCCCAAGTCACAAGACACAATCAAGCCTGCCCCGTGCTTGTCTGTCATGACATCGTCAGTGATACGCCCGTCACGTTCAGCCTCATTAACCCACCGTGCCAGGATAGCGCCTTGACTGCTACCGTAAGCACCGCCCCATACATGTTCAGCCTTGTCTGGGTCTGCTGCGTAATCTGCCAGCATGTCGTCGTATAGTGGCAGCTCTTTGAACCACGGATTATCTACCCAGTTAATCATCACGCTGATAGCGTTGGGTGGTGGTGTATGCCTAAAGAATTTGTCTACTGCGTCTGTTTTATAGCGAGGGTTCCAGCTAAACCACAATTCAGACCCTTGCTTTCTAAGTGTGGGCCTGAGCAGGTCTAGCGAGTGCTGGCTTAATGTCTGCGCTTCCTCTACCCATGCTACATCAAAATTTTCCAGTGATTTGATGTTGGCAGCGTTATAGCTCTGCATACCACGGAACACAATCAGGGAGCCATTTTTAGCCCTGATTTCTTGATCGAGTATCTCAAAGTCATCACTCAAACCTAAGCCAATGATTTTGTCTGTGAGTAGCTGCTTTACAGAGTCTTTAATCGAGTTTTGCACCTCACGAATACAAACAACCCGTGTTTGCTCTATCAAGCACTTGATTACGATCTGCTCAGCGAAGAAATGGGACTTCGCCCCACCCCTTCCGCCATATGCGCCTTTGTATCGCATAGGCTGGCAGAGTGGTTTTAACTTAGCGGGTACTCTAAGCTTTAGTATCGACAAATTCGATTTGGATTTTGTTGACTGTTGACAGTGGGTTTCCGTCTTTACCTGTCAGTTCTTGTTTAACTTCTGTAGGCGCATTGCTCAATCTTTTATTTAGTAAAAACTTTGCAGCATCAATCTGTGATTGACTCATTTCTACTTCACCAAGTACATGATCTTGCAAGCGTTTTACAAGCTGGGTGGCTTGTATTTTTTGTTTGACAGTTTCTTGATTAAATGGGTTTAACCTGGCTGCCATATCATGATTTCCATTATTTTACTATCGCTCATACACTACATATAGTGTTTTAGATGCTTAATTATACCTGTTTTGCACTAGATGTAGTAATTGTTATTTATTCAATTAATTGTGTTGACAAATAGAATAAAGAAAGTATTATTTAAACCGTGGCAAGCATCCACACCGACATAGCGGAACTGGGAACCTAATCTGGAGAAGATCATGAAAACCATCGACACACAATGCGGCATTTACAACACTGAATACACCCTGATTAAACACAGAGACGGGTCAATATCAGTAAAAACACCCTACATAAAATGGGTGAACAATTCCGGTTCTTTGGCCTTTAAAATAGTAAAAATAAAAAGATTTGCTGAACAAGCCATTGATTGCTTTAAAGGCTCTGATGCTGAAATGTCAATTAGCGAAATAGTTTATGAAAACGAAAGCCATGGAAACTAAGCCACACGGAATGACCGGAAAAAGAAACGCTGCTAAAGACGATAGCAGCGCCACATCATTCATTCACGCTAGATGCAAGCCTCAAGACAAGGCCATTTGGGTTCGAGCTGCCCAGGCCGAAGGTTTGAAGCTTACTGAGTGGATTGTACAGAGATTAAACGCATCCAATCAATAAACGCTGTCTTATGACTGTAACCCATGCCGGTGTATCTAGCGCACCGGCATAGCCATTTGCCGTTTACTTTAGTTAGTCGGGGTTTCACCGTATGCCTTTACTAGCTGTAACGCCTTGCTGACCGTTGTATTGACCTTTATTCGCGTAGCTTGCGTGTTGTGGCACTGGTGCATGTCTGAAAAACAGCATTTGTCCACACTTCATGCCCGGACGAATCAATAAAGGTTGATTGCTGACGTTGTGAAACTCTAGCGTTAGATTTCCCGACCACCCACTATCAGCAAACCCGGCTAGTAAATGCGACAAACCGTTTCGCGCCATGCTGGATTTTAGTTTGTACTCTGCCGAAACATCATCATGTTTTGATAAGTCGAACCACTCAACCGTACTTGCAAGAAAAAATTCACCTGGTTCAATAACATAGCCGCTTTCGTCCATTTCAATTTCTTGCAGTACAATGTTTTCTTTGTTTGCTAGGTCGATAACTCTATGCGTAAAAGACAAATAATTGTTTTGCCGCATGATATTTTTACACAGCGTTAAATCAATTGAAGCTGCATTTATGTTCTCAATCGGCGCATCAATCACACCAGCTTCAACCAACTCAACCAATTCGTTATAGCTCAATAGACTCATTTCCCCATCCTTTCAATCATTAAATCAATGTAGTGTTTGGCTTTCTCCAAATCTTCAACACCACCCTTTTTATCTGCTCTGCAAATGTATTTGATTACATTACCCGCAGAAAATGAAAGCTCGTTCCCCTCGATAAACTGAATCGGTTGTATTGCCATATCCTTGTAATGACTGCCGCCAACTTGTCTATTCATTGCCTTAGCATGGTCTGTTGGCATTGCATTTTCAATAGCTTTATTTCTGCATTGATGCGCAACATCGCATATTGCACATATCATAAGTGGTGCTGGAATTCCATAACTTCCATAGCATTCTGGGTGTTCTTGTGATTTATGCATATAATCTCTCCATTGTTTAGGTAATGACCAAAGATTAATCGGCCCGAATTGCATACTGTTCCCATGCTGCCGCCCTAGCCTCGTCATTAGTCATCCCATCGCTAAAGTTGCGCCCGCAAATCATAATAAACGCTTCCTCCTGAACATCATCAGGCACAGGCAACCCATTTGCTTTGCATTGGTTATGCAGGTATTGAATGTCTAATGTGCTGGGTTCTTGATAACTCACCAGTACACCCGACAAGTTAGTCTCGAACCGTCTATAAACTGATATTCGTACGAGCTTATCAGTAACGTAGACATTAACACCGTCATCTTTACCGCTTGAAAGTAAGCCGAAAAATCACGGTTTTCTGTAAGTGGCTTTGTATTTCTCTTGATCTGTTCTGCTACTGTCACAAACACCCCTCCAATATCCTATCTATACGTCTATCAACAGCCTTACAGCCCTTTACAAGCTGACCAGCTACCCAAGCCACACCCATCACCAGCATGATGACCACAGCCGCTATAACAGTCCCGGCTGATAAAGTGACTAAACAAACATTGTTTTCTTTTGCTGTTTTTAATACGTGTGCGTATGTTTCTGGATGCTCAAAGCCTGTATCACAAAACAACGCAATGACATTTTCAGGATTAAATTTTTGTAGTGCCAACATCAAACAGGCTTGCGAGTCTTTGCCTCCCGACAACGGAACAACACATTCAATTTTTTGATTGATTGAATCTAACCCTGTGGCTTGTATTCCATACTTTTGTAAATCCATCTCACTCACTATAACTATTAGGTGAATTATTAGACCGCCCCTGCTTCATGTCGTATCGAGTACTTGGAACAGCCCTATATATCTTCATGCTCACTATCGCTTTGCCGTGCTTGCATGTTGTATCGGTTTCACTGACACGATTACAGAAAGGACACTCAAACTGTTGCACTTAAATACTCCTGCATAGCTTGCTTTGCCTCATCAACCCCATAACACACCCGCACTGGATAGCCAGCACTGGTAAGCCTTTCAATCACTTCTTTTTGTACTTTTGAAACTACGCCATTCTTAGGCTCTTTAAGCTCGATGTACAGTCCGGGCTTACCGTCAGCAACAAACAAATCTGGAACGCCCGCCAGCACCCCTTCTTGCTTCAATTTAAAGGCTGTCAGCTTGTTACGATGCCCACCGTTAGGAATGGCATACACCAGCACATCAGGGTAATGCGTTTTAGCCCAGGCAATGAAGGCTACTTGATGCTCGTGTTCTGTTGTTGGGGTCATATCAACCCCGCATAGTTATCATTAAGAACTGTTTGAAATGATTTAATTGAATGAGTTTTTCCCCATTGACTGGCCATTGCATCAGCTATGCCTTGATAGGTTTTGCTGCGTATCTTTGCCCTGTCTGGTGATGGCGGCAGCCTGTGTATTCTTGCCACTCTACCGTCAACAATGTTTGTTGCTTGCAAAGGTTTTAAGCCTTTTAGCCATAACGCTGTAGCTTTGGTTTCCCCATGCCCAAACTGCCACGGCTGTACAATTTGATCCGGTTTTCTCCAGAGGCTGGACATAATGCAAATAGGGTTTTCAATAGCGATTTGTGGTATGTCGGCTTTAGCCAGTTTCATAAAAAAGCTAATTGCCTGAGCTTGTCTGCCATCCAATTTTTTAGCTTCAAAATGTCTCGATCCACTAACCGCTAAATGCGTACATGGCGGGTGCGCAATCATCAAATCCCACTGAGCATCTATCACATCAAATACATCACCCTGATAATGCGGCCCTGGCACGTCTGTAGGCAAAATGTCACAGCTCATAGCATCATGACCTAATGCGATAAAAGCATCCCTGACAGTCCCGCTATATTCACAAGCTACTAACACTCGCATAGTTCAACTCCTTTTTGAATTGGCTGAATTGGCATGAATTGACATAACAAAAACGCCAATTCAAGTTGTTGTTTTATAAAGAAAATATATATAAATATTAAATTGACATATATATATATACCCTGTGTTATAGATAGGCATGGGTATGCCCTAGCTTGCCAATTTGCCAATTCACCTATTTTGCCTTTTAAATCAAGAATTTGATTTGACATTTTGCAATGTCAATTCAATGTCAATTTGACAATTCAAGCGCAATAAACGCCATTCTTGGCTTACCGGGCTTTCCTTCACGGGTATTAACCAGTGCAATAGACTCTGCCTTAACAAGAGCTTGCAATACTTCTGCCAGCTCTTTATCTTTGTATTTGCTGAATGGACTAAGGCGGTGCATGTCGCGTTCTGTAATGCCGGATGATGTTGATCTGATCGCGTCAAGAATCTCTTTTTTGGCCTTTTCGTACACTGAGCCGATCAAGTTATCTCTAACATCGTCAATCGTTGCCAATGTGACTGATCTAACGTATTTAATAGCGGTTTCGGCATGGTCACTTTTCACCCTGCCAGCATAGGCATCATATGACATAGCAACGATAAGCGCAACACGCGCTGCAAACTCACCGGCTCGACCTGCTAAAGCGTCAATGCCTTCATGCTCAATGGCGTTCATCAAATCCACCATTTCGGCGCTGAACGCTTCGAGCATTTCAATAGCTTCATCGTCAACAGCAATCACGCACTGTTCGCCAATAACGCCATAATTTGAAAACACGTTGGCAGGGTCATTAATGCGCGAGTCTAACGAAGCCGACCAATCGACAACAGCTTGCGGAATGTTCACAGGCTTAACTTTGCGAGGCGCTACACGAGGCATTTTTGACTGGACTGACAAGAAACGACCAAAGAAGCCATCTTTAATCATGTCCATAGATAAGTTGCTGTAAAAAGTGCTAGGTGTGGTCAAGCCAACCAAAGAGATGGCAGGACGCAAAACAATGTCGCTGGCGTCTTTGCTGCTGTTGACTGTTGAATAGTTTTTAGAACGTATCTCACGCTTAACCCGACCTATGCACTCCATCAACAGCGTATTGGCCGTGCGTCCTATATGGTTGTTCTTGTTATTGCTGGCTTCGAGGTACAAGCCCAGTTCATCAATAATGGATAAATGACAAGGACGCTCTTTAAGAGCTGAAATCACGCCACCGGCAGAGGTGTACCCATCACCAGCTAAAAAGTCTTTTTC